CATCATTACTACCACCAGATGATACACTCGAAGATGACACCAAGTTTCCACCGATAGATGAAGTTAAGTTTGCATCTTTTGCCCCTATTTTTCCGATGAAATCCTCATCCATATAATCGAGTTCCACCCAATTTAACAGATAATTCTCACAAGACATAAATTCAATATCCCAACCAATACCGGCTTTAACTGCGCCCATGACAATATCTTTTGTCGTCTCATCACCAATGAAAGTAATTCCACTAACACACAATTTTAAAGTTTGTCTGGAATTGTCAATTCCAGGATTCTCAATATCAATTGTTATTGTTTCGTTTCCTTGTAGATTATAATAGTCGCCTGCAGCCCCATATTCTTTTATTGTTAAAGTTCCCGTAACAGCAGTTCGAGTAAGACTTTCTGTTATAATCAAACCAGTAAGTATATCGCGAGGTGACCCTTCCTCTATTGGAAGTATATCTAGAACACTGCCATCAGGTTTTTCTAAAAATATACCATGAATAATTATACCATTTATTTCTTTTGACATACTATATTATTTATACTTCACAATTGTGGTTGTTCCTGGAGAAACTTCACCAGTCATCAATAAACTAACCTCTGATAAGAAATTAGGAAGAATGTCTGCCGACAATATCCGAATAACTTTCTTCTTATCATTTGAAATTACTGTATCTTGTTCAAGTGTAACGACACCAATGTCAGAAGAAAGTGAAGATGTCATATAGTCGTATAATACCGTTCCAGTCATTCCGCAAAGATTTTGAAAACTGAAATAATCACCAGTAATTCCTTCACCTTCAACATATGAACTGTATGGACTTATATACTCTGTTTCATATTTGAAATTTACAACACTATCTTTCATTAAAGTTTTCTTTTGTATCTTTGCAAAAGTAGCACCCGCAGTAGCACATTGTGGAGCAGAATCATTTGGACCAGTAAAGGAAATACAACTTGTGTCACTAAAGTGTTGTTTGTAACATCCCGTTTCACCGAATCCAGAAATAAGTTCATATTCCGATGCATTATTCTTTCTAAAAATATAAATTTCATCATTTTCTTGTAACGTACCAGAAGATTTTTTAACATCTATTTTATGAAAAATTTTATCATAACTATCGACAACACCAGATATATCTTCATCAATTCCACCAGATAATCCAGTGTCTCTTTTTACTATAATATCTCCTTTTTCGGGTTCGATATTTTCCATTATAAAATAACTATTGCCATTTAAAAAATTATTAAAAAGTAAATTAATTTGACTACTTGATTTAACCCAATCTGTGTGGATGTCTGTTATATTATTTGATAACATTATTATCCACCAAAACTTTGGGGTGCCATAAAAAATGGTAGAAATTTGTTCTGGAGTATCACCATCACGCACAACATAATTTGAAAATGTTTCAGGACTATTAATAAAATTTTCTGCAAACGATACTCTCCGAAATATATCTTGAAGTTCTGTATCATTATATTGAAATTTAGAAAATTTATCAAAATACGACATAGTTTACCACGTCAACCAATCTGGAGCAGGTGGCGCTTTAGTCGTTCCAGCTCCACCACCTTTCCTATCCCTAGACCGTCTCCATTGACTTCTCGAATATAAACTTGATCCTTGCTGGTCTGTAAGTGCAGGTTCGAGTTCGACAAAACTGATTGAAAGATGCACAGCCGCAGGAGTGAATCTATCAGTGAACCATATCCCTCCCTCAACATTTCCTGTATTTTTTATGCTTACGTTAGTAAGCACAGAGGGTAAAGGACTATTAATGAAAGAATCTCTATCGCTCCGAATCGCACCTCCATATGCGTTAAATTCCTCAATCCACCAAACGGCAGGGTGAATGGTTCGCATATAAGGGTTCTCTGTACTTGCCCTCGGATATGCAAAATTTTGGAAATAATTCGATATATTTTCAACATTCTCAATATCAGAATAACTCTGGGGAACTAACACCCAAGAAAAATGGTGTTCTCTATGATTCCCGCCTTGGTATACACTATCTATCTGACTCATATCTCTATCACCCGCCACTCTTGACAAGTGAAAAATGTCTCTCAAATCAGTTGTTGTGCCCCCAAATGTGGAATAAAATTCTCTCCAACTGCTTTCTGAAATATCATAAATAGCGCCTTTAGCCTCACCTTCTCCCAATCCATATTGTATCTTATTTACTGTTTCGTGGTTTGTTGGTAAGGGTAATGTAAGATCGCACAACCTTTTTCCACCCGCACCCGAAGTATCAACCTGATTGGGCGCAGCGCCACGAGCCCTCGTTGTTGCCCCAAATTCAGCTGCCACAAAATTTATCCAAACAGGAATATCCAACGAGCTGCCTCCTGATGGAAATTGTATGGAATTACCATCATTCTTGTTCCAACCAGAATCAAGACCCCTTCGAGATCGACTGCTTCTGTTTTCTGCTTCCTTTAACCTCTTTAAATATCTTGATGGCATATTTTTTATTTCCTATATTTGTGGTAATATATATTATATATGCCATATAAAACCAAATACAAAGTAAATAACCCCATAAAATATATTGGAAATCCCCAAAACATCATCTGTCGTTCATTATGGGAAAGACGAGTGTGCAGATATATGGACGAAAATAAAAATATTATCAGGTGGGGAAGTGAAGAATTGTCAATTCCATACTATTCACCTGTAGATAGTAAAATGCACAAATATTTTCCAGATTTTATTGCAGAAATAAAAACACAAAATGGAACAAATTCTACCTATATAATAGAGGTAAAGCCGAAGAAACAAACGAAGCCCCCAAAGAGAGGGCGAAAAACGAAAACTTACATCAAGGAGTGTATGAGATATAGTGTAAATGAAGCAAAATGGGAATCTGCTGAAAAGTATTGCGGAATTAAAGGATGGAAATTTATCATTCTTACAGAAGACACTATATTACCATAAAATAATAAGATGGGATCAACAGAGACATCCAAATTGCCAACTAACAGCATGATTTCAGATTTTAAATCTGACTTTCTTTGGAATGGGGTTGCCCGGCCATCCAGATATGAGGTACGAATGAGCGGTCCTGCGGGGGGTTTGGATGGATATCCAGATGCTTTTGATGGTGGTGCTTGGTTTCATGCCGATTCTGTGGTATTACCTTCAAGGGAATGTGTTACCATACCAGAACAATGGCACGGACCTACATTCACGATACCGATTGGTGAGAAATATCCCAGCAGTGTTGTTATTTCTTTTTTGGTGGATGACTATTGGTCACAACGACAATGGTTTGAAGCGTGGATGGATCAAGTTAGTATGACCGATGCGATGGGCTCGTCTAGTATCAATGAGTGGAGGATGTCGATTGATGTTTTAGATGGGAAAGATGATGTCAGTGGAACTTTTAAATTCGATTATGTTTATCCATCATCAATTATGCCCATTCAACTAGCATCCGCCGCAAGAAATGATTATGTAAGACAAGTAGTATCATTTGAATATCGAGACTACTACTTCACCGCTGTTTAAACAAGAAATGGAAATATAATATGAAAACAAATAAACTATCATCCCTACTATTAGCAGATATACCCAAATATGAACTAAATGTTCCTTCTAGTGGTAAAAGTATAAAATACAGACCTTTCTTAGTAAAAGAAGAAAAGGTTCTTCTGATTGCTCAAGAATCGGGTTCAGAATCTGAAATGATAGATGCAATTAAAAGAATAATAGAATCATGTACAGAGGAAGTGACCGATGCTGGGGCGATTCCCATTTTCGATGTGGAATACATTTTTCTTCAACTTAGAGCAAAATCTGTTGGAGAAATAATAGAACCGACAATAATTTGTTCAGAAACTGGAGAAAAGATAACTTTATCCCTAAACATTTCAGATATTACACCAAAGAAGGTAAAAAACCACACCAAAGAAGTAAAAATCAACGATAATATTGTCGTTGAACTTGAATATCCCACCCTAAATCATTTAAATTCTAGTGAAATATTTATAGATTATTTAAATCCTTCATCTTTTTATGATATTCTTTCTTCTTGTATTGTTAAAATACAAACAAAAGGGGAAGTTATTGATGCAAAATCACTTCCACATGAAGAAATTTCCGAATTTGTGGACAATTTAACAAACAATCAGTTTGAAAAACTTTTAGACTTCTTTTTGACATCACCAAGAATCGAATCAGTCGTGAAATATACCACATCCGATGAAGTGGAAAGAGAGGTGGTGTTGTCAGGACTCTCGGATTTTTTCGGTTAATACTCGCACATACAAGTTTGTCCGAGTATTATACTATATCATTCCAAATGATGCAACATCACAACTATAGTCTATATGATTTAGAAAATTTGATACCTTGGGAAAAAGATATATACCTTTCTCAGCTAATTGAATATATAGAGATAGAAAACGAAAAGATGAAGATGCTACTACTGGAACAACATAGGCAAAATGCATAGAATTTTAATACTTTAAGGAAATGTAAATGAAAAATAATATTAAAAAGTCGATAATTTCACATTTCAAAAAAAGAAAATCTGGCGAGTTGAATATCAATCCGTCAGAAAATAAAGCAATACCACAGTTCATTCCATCTTCTCTTTTAAATAGAGAAAAAGAAAACCAAAAAGACAAAATTAGTCCTGTTCTTTCTGATGTTGCAACGGCACTTTCAGCAGTTACCGACAAGTTGAGTATTTTTTCCAAGCAAAATAAAACCCAACAAAATTCGACAACGATTAATAACGCAAATAAAACCCAACAAAATTCGACAACGATTAATAACGCAAATAAGAACATCAATTCAAATATTGCCAACAACGACAGAATGTATAGTTATAACTATAAAACCATTCAGAAAATAATGTCCCCCAATCAAAGCATCCCTGCAAAACTTAACAATATGGGTGTTCGACCAGAACAAAATGTCAATAATATCAATAATGTTAAACGGGACACCAACAATTTTAATAAAAATATACAGATATTAAAAAAGATGCATGGTGTATCGTTGATTCAAAATAAACCAATCACAAATAAGACTAACACACAAGACATCACCAACGACAATCAACACACTTCAGTCTCAAATATACTGAACAAAAAACAAACAAATGTAAACAAAAACGCAAGCAAGTCATATCGAATAAGTAAACATACCATACAAAAAATTAGGGATGGAAGGGTCAACGTACCCAAAGAAATCAAAGGATATAAAGACGGTGGTTGGATTCCACCATCCGACAACGGAAAAGGTACATTAGTTGCGATGGCAGAGGGTCGAGACCCAGGAGGGGAATATGCGATTCCTGGTAAAGTGATATCTTCACAACAGAAATCTAAATCATTACCTGAAATATTGCAAGAAAAAAAATCAACAAGTCGGACTGAACCGAAAAATATATTGAATATGCAAAACAATAATCAAGCAAGTCTCCAAATAGAAAAATCCATGAATAAATTAAACAATTTAGTTAAACAAATTGGAAATAAAAACGCCAGTTCACTTGGAGAAAATGCTTCGTTAAAGATGGAGCAAAATTCTAACAATAGAAACAAACCCGTAATTCCAGCGCCCATCGTTATAAATAACACCTCAACAGAGCCAAAATCAAATAATAATAATGGGAGAATCATCCAACAAAACAACCGCGCGTTTTTAAAATCACAAACCGCATTCCCCAAATGGCGTCAAGGATTTGGATAAGAGAAAAGGGAGTTCCGAAGAACTCCCTTTTTCAATAGAAGATAGAAATCGAATTACTCGTTCGCTAACTTTTCAAAATATGATAGAGCATCCGTATCTTCTTGGGGTGTGTCACTGATTGTTTCAGAACCACTAGAAACCTCTACATCCTCAACGGTTGCAGTGTTTTCTTGTGTTGTCTGGCGAATGTCAGCACCGAGAGTTGCATCTCGTTTCACTTTCAATTCATCATATGATTTGAAATTCGCTTCATCAGTAAACTCAGAAAGAGCATATTGTGATTTCCAAAGTTCTTCCAACTTCGCATCATCACCATCAAGCAACGCAGTTGATGAGTCAAACTCACTCTTATCGTAGTTGATATAACCGGCAACTTTGCGAACCTTCAACTTGAAGTTTGCACCAGACCAAAAATCAAACGGGTTGATTGCTTCTTCGTCTGCGAACTCTGGGTTCATTGCTTCATTGATTTTATCAAAAATCTTCTTACCGAATTTGTAAAGAAATACTTTACCTTCGTTTTGTGGATTGGCGGGGTCACTGACAATCATAATGTTTGCAGTATAATGCAAACGGCGTTTTCGACTTCGTGCAATGTCTTTATCCTTTTCAACACCACTATTCCAAAGTTCAGAGTTGCTTTCGCACACTGGACATTTTTGACCTAGTGTGGTTGGACAATTCTCGATAAACCATCCACCCTTACCTTGAAAACCATGTGAGTAATACTTTGCCCATGGCAAGTCCTCACCATCTACTGCGGGAAGAAACCGAATTACAGCATAACCGTTACTGGACTTGTCCAATTCTGGACGCCAGAAACGGTCATCTTTGAACGATTCTTTTTTGTTTGTTTCTTCAATCTTCTTGGTCAACTCATTGATTGATGATTTTGACCGTTTCTTAAAATCTGAAAATGACATATAATGTCTCCTTATTTTCTACTCACGGGACTACCGTGTTCTGTTCAGTAGGAACTCCCTACTTCTAATGATCATACTATGTATGCTTACAAATGCAAGTATTATATTGGTAATTTTGAAGTATTTTTTGGGAACATATTATATTCCCTACCTTCGGCTTCAAGTTTCTCTTTTATTGGTTGGGGTAAGAATTTGGCTGCAATCACTGGTTCAACATCAAAATGTTCGCAACTTTCTAGCACTGCATCAATATATCCAAGTTCGCCATTCAATACTACTTTTTCGATATGTTTCACAAAATCGTGTTGTATTTCTTCACTAAATAACATATAGAACCCTTTCTTCTCTTTGTATAAGAGATTTGTTATATATAGTATAACAACACTGAAACAAGAATCAATCATTAAATTGAAACTTTGGAGATTTTTCTATAATGGCAGATACAACAGACAATATTATAATTAGAACCGAGGGCAATACTGCCTCGATGGCAACAGATTACGGTAATAATGGAACTGGTCTAACCTTAACTCATCTACCTCTAAGTAAACTTGTTTGGGGCGACGATTCAAACGGTTATCGGGCTTCACTTACAAACCCACTACCAATTCAAATTGGTGGTCAATCTGGACCAATTGAGATTTCGGGATGGATTAAGGGTGCAACTACTGGTGAGTTCCAAGTAGTCAACCCCGATGGTGGTTTCATCGCAATCGCAGGAAATACATTAGGAACAACACTCGTTGGTATCACTGGAACAATTCAGGGTATTTCTGGTGGTGTAGAAGTTG